AGGAACTGGAAGCCCGTCCCGGCTGTTACTTTAAACCCATCATCAGTGGAAAACCAAAGGGAGGAGATCAAGCAGGCGGCATGAACCACTTTGATGCGACAACTTTGTTGACACCTACCGAAGCTGTACAACGATTTGGCTTAAACGTCTTATCAGAAGATCTACAGCGTCAATATAAAGAGAATCCATATGATAACAAAAAATACAGCTTTATCCATGTTATAAGGCCACGATTAAAGAAAGGTAAACTATCGAAAGGCAAAATCAATAAGAACTTACCTTGGGCGAGTATTTACGTTGAAAAGTCTACTAATCTTATTGTTCGTGAATCTGGCTATCATGAAATGCCGGTCATTGTTCCACGTTGGAATAAAATACCAGATACAGAATATGCAGTCGGTGCAGTCCATGATGCTTTACCAGATATAAAAAGCTTAAATCATATTATGCGTTTAGTTTTGCTTAATGCTGATATGACAATTCAAGGTGCTTATACAGTCTTGAACGACGGCGTAACCAATCCTAATACAATCAAGATAACCCCTCGCCAGTTAATACCAGTCGAGTCACATGACAGTATCAAACCATTAGCTAATGGTGGTGATATGAATTTTGCTTTGGTCCAAATAGAACGATTACAAGCAAGTATCAGAAAGACTTTGTTAGCAGATCAGTTAGGTCCTACTGAAAAGATGAACATGACTGCTACAGAAGTACAGACCCGTACTAATTTAATCAGAACTATCCTTGGTCCTATCTTTGGTAGGCTTCAAGCAGAGTATCTTTACTATTTAGTCGAACGTTGTTTTGGTCTTTGCTTTAGAGCAGGGATTTTAGGTGAACCACCAGAATCATTAAATCAATATAAGTTCGGTCCTGTTTATCGTTCACCAATGGTTAAAGCACAGAAAGCACAAGAGATTCAAGCAATGGATCAATTTGAAAATCACTTACTACAGTACTTACAGTTAGATCCTAGTTTAGCTGATTTGTACGATATTCAGAATTCAATAAGAAAGAGAGCTGAATACTTAGGTGTAGATATAGAGCTAATAAGAGATAAAAAACAATTCGATAAAATACAGCAGCAGAAACGAAATCAGCAACAAAATCAGCAACAACAACAAGCTGGTCAGCCAGGGCAACCAAGTCAGGAACAGATGCTACAACAACTAATGCAGCAAGCTGGCTAACCCAGCAAGCTGGCTAACCCAGCAAGCTGGCTAACCCAGCAAGGATAAGATAAAGCCGATGCTAGACGATCAGAGTTACGAACGAGTTTTTAAGGTCAACAAAGAAGGTGAAAAGATCTTACAAGAACTGATTAAACTTTTTTACAACAAGCAATCATATGTAAAAAACGATCCTTACGAGACTGCTTTTAATGAAGGAAGCAGAAAGGTAATTAAATTTATTATAAATAAGATTGAACCTAAGAATCAAAATGATTAACTGAACACCAATAATAACTGAAACACCAACAACAATAATAATAACAGGACTATTTATGACAGAAGAATCTAACACAGCCGTTGAGACTGCGATACCTGATGTTGATACTGATAATACTAATACTGAAGCATTACAGACAAACGAAACCTTATTAACAACAGAAGCAGAAGCAGTAACCGAAACCGAAACACAGGCTACGGAAGCAACCGACACCGAAACTAATGATACTGATGCCGATCAGTATGAGTGGGTTCCTAAGAAATACTGGAAGGATGGTAAACCAGATCTTGAATCATTTAAGAACGGATTCGAGAACATGGAAAAAATGCTAGGTAAAAAGGGCTTATTAAAACCCGATTCAGTAGAAGAATACGACGCACAGCCTGAATTCCCACAAGGTTGGTCCGTTGATGAACAAGCTACTAATCAATTCAAAGCAGAAGCTTTAGAGCAGGGTTTTACCCCTGATCAGTACAAGTTCATCATGCAGAAATACTCTGAAAATATTAGCAAATCGGTTGTTACTCCAGAAACAGCCCAGCAGATCCTAACCGAAGAATGGGGTAAACAGGATTTTGCTAGTAACCTTTCCGCAGCACAAGCAGCATTCGAGGCTTATGCACCAAGTAACATAGATCGCAATGATCCTATTTTTAATAATCCTACGGTATTAAAGATCTTGGCTCGCGTTGGTAGCGAACTATCTGAAGATCAAAGACCTGCACAAGGGACTAAACAAGCAGCGCAATCACGACAGGATATTGAAGCAATGATGGCTTCTCCTGAATACAGAGATCCTAACTCTGATACTTATAAGACCGTCGTAAAATGGTTCGAGAATACTTATAACTAAAATTTAATAACTAATAACTAATAACTAATAACATAAGCAATAAAAATAAGGGGCTTCGGCCCCTTATTTTTTGCCTTTCTTATGAGGCCGCTAATTTTTAGGGCGTTTAATAAATATATTTAGGAGCACGAATACAGACACGCTTTTTGCCCTGCTATGGACTCCAACTACCCCGCTAAAGCGGACACGTAGAACCATAAAAAACAACAACAATAATAAATGGAGTCTTTAAATGGCTATTACAATTGATAACGCGTTTATTGAACGCTTTAATGCAGAAGTAAAACAACAGTACGGTACTGGTTCAGTATACTTACCTCACGTAAAGAAACACAGTAATGTTATCGGCGCTACTGATACGTTCCAGTATCTAGGTGGTGTTGTTGCTAATACTAAAACCAGAAATGGTGATTTAACTTTCCTTGATCCTGCACACTCTACCGTTAGTATTACCTTGCTTGACAGATATGCAGGCATCTTTGTTGACGATCTAGATAAGAAAAAATCTAACGTCGATTTCGTATCTGAATATACTAAGACTATTGCTAATGCTTTGGGCGTAGCTACTGATACAATTATCCGCGATGCTGTTCAGTTAGGTACTAACTCTACTACTACTGCTACTGGCGGTCTTACTTACGCTAAACTATTAGAAATCGTAAAATACTTTAACGAAAAGAAAGTACCTTTCTCTGAACGTATGCTTTCTGTTGGTCCTCAACAGATTAGTGAAGCTTTAGCTATTACTCAGCTAACCAGTGCTGACTATAACAACATGCTTGCTGTACAGTCTGGTGAAATCAAGCAGGTTTTAGGTATGACTTGGATACTAGATCCTGATCTTCCAGTTGTTGCCGATACTACGGATTACCAGAATTGTTTTGCTTATCACAAGCAGGCAGTAGGTGTATCTATTGGTCAAGAGCAGACTATCCGTATGGACTATGTTCCTACTAAAGCTGCATGGTCTGTTGTTGGTAAGCTATCTATGGGTAGTAAGATCATCGACAATGATGGTGTTGTTATCATGAAGTGCGAAGTCTAATAACGATAACGAAAACTTATAAAAAATAGTTGGTTGTAGAAAACCAATAAATATATGGAGAGCAGATGGTTTTGCTCTCCATTTTTATTGGAGCAATAAAATTGCTCAAGGAGCAATTATGACAACCAAAGTAGAGATTGTTAATGCAGGACTTATTAAATTAAATGCTCGTCCTATTAACAGTTTATCTGAAGTATCGAACGAAGCTACGTTAGCTAATCAAGTATGGGATATCAGTCGTAAAGCTGTATTACGTGAACATTATTGGAACTTTGCTATTAAGGAAATCGAACTAGCAAGAATCAATGACCGCCCACTGATGCAGTACGAATATATCTTTCAGTTACCTACAGACTTTATCAGACTAGTAAAATTAGATAATGATACTGATTTCAAGATAATCAATAACCGCGTTTATACCAACAAAAAAGACTGTATTCTCCGTTACGTTTACGACAATAAGAACACTAGTACATGGGATGCTATGTTCGTCGATTTAATGGCGATCAGAATAGCTAAAGAACTTGCTTATACGATAACAACAAGTTCAGCCCATCAAGACAGACTGCAAAACGAATATTTGTTTATCTTAAAGAAAGCAAAATATTACGACGCAACAGACGAATCCACAGACACATTAGGACCTATTTCGTCATCAATTATTGATGTGAGGTTTTAATGTCTAAGATATCCAAAATCCAAACAGACTTTTCATGGGGTGAAATCAGTCCCAGATTGCTATCACGTATAGATCTTGATGCTTATGATAAAGCAACCAAGACTATGGAAAATGCTTATACACTTTTTCATGGTGGTGCAACACGCAGGCCAGGGACGACCTTTATAGCAGAACTGTATAACTCTGATGAAAAAGCAAAGTTAATCCCTTTTACTTATGACCGTGATAATTCGTTTGTTTTAATCCTGAACGGCGGCAAGTTCGAGTTTATTAAGAATGACCAGTTCATCGAGACTTCACCAGGTGTTACCTATAAGCTGAATTGTCCATATACAGAATCAGAGTTGGATAAAGTAAGGTACGCGCAATTCGGCAACATGATGTGGTTTGTTCACCCAGACCATCCACCTAAACAGCTTCAAAGATTATCAGATTCATCTTGGTTGTTTACTGACATTGATTTTGTTTACTATGCCCTAACCGATTATGCATACGAAAACTATGCAGTTTATTTCAAGATCTTAGGATCAGATACAAAGTTCGTAGTTGGTGATAAGTTTACTTTTACTACAGACGGACTAGGTAATGCATCCTTAGCAACAGCAGATCCTAGTAATACCGGCAATGGTGACATGGTTCAAACCAAAGCTACTAGTTTAGCGGTAGCAGAGACATGGACAGTAACATGCTTGTATGCAGATGAAGAACGTCAGGAATGGTCAGTAATCGGTTCTGTAACCGGAGAACATATAGCAACATGGACAGATAATGACTACCCATCAAGCATAGCCTTTTATCAGCAAAGACTTTTCTTAGCCGGTACTTATTCAAGACCGCAGCATACATGGGCCTCAGTAGCAGGTGATTATAAGAATCTTACTATCGGCGGCAATGACAAAGACGGTATATCCTTTACTGGTGCTTTTAGCGGCTTTGATGAGATTATCCACTTTGTACCAGCCAAATACTTAATATCTCTTACTTATGCTGGTGAGTACATCATCGGCGGGACAGCAGGCGGTGTTACCCCTTCTGCTTTAGCAGTCCAACCACAGACATATCATGGCTCAAGTAATGTAAGACCTATTAAAGTCGGTAATGAAATCGTATTCGTTCAGCGCGACGGTAAAAAGATAAGAGCTATTAGCTATTCGGTAGAAAAGGATATCAATATAGCCCCCGATATTACTTTGTTTGCAGAGCATATTAGCAAGCAAGGGATAACGGATATGACATTTGCCCAAGATCCTGACTATATAGCATGGGCTATAAGATCAGATGGTCAATTATTATCACTGACTCTGAACCGTGATTATGACAATTCAACAGTAGCATGGGCAAGGCATACAACTGACGGTTCTTTCGAAGCGGTTAGTAGTATTCCTACATCATCAAGTCAAGGTGTTTATGTCGTAGTAAATAGACAAATCAATGGCGAGCAAAAACGATATTTAGAAAAAATAGATTATGACTCTGTTTGTCATTCTGATTGTGCAGTAATTCAGTCGGACGAGACAGCAAAGACAGTATGGACCGGCTTCGATCATATAGAAAATAAAACAGTAGATGTAATAGCAGACGGTATTATTCACCCATCTGTTTTGGTCGAGTCTGGTTCGATTACTTTAAGCAGACCAGTAAATGAAGTAAAAGCAGGATTGCATTACGAGACTACAATCGAGTTACTGAATCCTGAACTTGGTGATGCTAACAATACTTCTCAAGGTCGCAAGATAGCAGTATCCGATATTATTTTAAGACTTCAAGATACTTTGAACTGTCAGGTTCATGGTCACGGAACACCTTACCCTGAGGATATTCCTTTTCGATTATCAACAGATATTGCTGATGATCCTATCCCGCTATTTACAGGTGAAAAGACGGTAAAAGCTATAGGCTGGTCTGATTCATCGACAATTACTATTAAGCAAACAACACCTTTACCATTTACTTTATTAGGTGTTGTTTTAAAGGTTCAAGCGGGTAGCTAAAAACATAAATATAACTAACTAAAGAACGGTTTAAACCGTATTTGGAAAGGTTAAAGGTCAAATTATAAATGATAATAAGACAAGCAAAAAAAGAAGATGTACAGGTTATTGAAAAGCTCGGTCAATCTATGCACCAAGAATCACAGCAACGTCAATACAACTATGATTCATTGAAGGTTCAATTACAGATTCACAAACTAATTGAATATGACTATGGAATAGCTTTAGTAGCAGAACAAGATAATAAGATAGTCGGTGGTTTTTTAGGTGGCGTTTTTCAGCATTATTACGGTAACGATATTCAAGCATTTGATTATGCTTTGTTCGTTGATCCGAGTTATCGTAATACGTTAACAGGGTACAGGCTAATAAAAGCTTATATTGATGAAGCTAAGAAAAAACAAGCAGATGAAATCATGTTAGCTAATTCGACAGGTGTTGATCAGGAAGTAGTAGCCAAGTTAATCCAAAAAGCCGGATTCGAAAAACAAGGATATGTTTTTACTATGAGGGGTAAATAACAATGTGTGTATCAGTAGCAATGGCCGGTATCAGTGCTGCTACTTCAGTAGCAGGAGCCATGTCAGCCGGTGATGCTCAACGGCAACAAGGTGATGCGGCAGCTTACGAAGGATTCATGAGTCAACAGCTAAGAGAGATGGAAGCTCAAGATGTAATGAATCAAGCTGATGAGAAAGTCCAACAAATCAGACGACAAGCACAAGAATTTAGAGGCTCGCAAGTAGTCCAGCAAGCAGCCAATGGTGTCATGATCGGTAGTGGATCAGCACAAGCAATGATTGAAAAGACGACTCAGTTAGCTGAAGCAGATGCATTAGCTACTCTTTATTCTGGAGTTAATAAGGCTAGTTCTATCAAATTAGGCGGCAGAATGGATGCACAAGCAGGTATGAACAGAGCAGCAGCTTATTATGAAGATGCCAATAACAGACAGACAGCAGCATTTATAGATGCCGGTACTAGTCTGCTTTCATTCGGCGGCAAAGTCCATGAATCAGGATATTTCAAAACTAAAGATTAAAACTAGTAAAGATAAAGTGAAAGATAAAGATAAAGAGAAAGATAAGGCTAATAAATGTTAAAGATACCTAATTCAGAAAAAGGAAAGCCAGGTTCACCGGCATTCGAAACACCAGATCCTAATAGAGCATTTGGTAACGAAATCCAGCAGATCAGCAACCAACCAAACGTGCCACAAGGCTATGGTGGTATTGGTGTAGATAATACTGTTGTCAGGAACTCGCTCCAGAACATGGGTAATACCTTACAGGATATTGCTACTAATCTTGAGAAACGAGACAAGGCATTAACAGCAGCAGAAGAAGATTCAAGGCTTCTGAACGGATCGTTGGAACTAAAGAAAAGATTACCAGATCTTTATAAAGAAGTAGAAACACATTCTAATCTGAACAAGTTAACACCTGACGAGCAAAAGGAATTATTCAATCAGAAGTACGAAGCTTTGCAGTCTGAGATAACAACAGGACTTAAATTAACTGATAAGGATATTATTCAGAAAAGTGATCTTTATTTTAAAGAAACTGGAATTGATGTTAGTAACAATTACGTTCAGAAAGTCATTGAACCAAGACGTATTCAAAATGTAAAAAATACGATAACAGACAATGTTGCTAAGCTAGAACAACAAGCCATTTATGCAGAGGACTTGAACGAACTCCAGCAGATTCAGAACTCTGCTTTAGAGTCATTTAATGCGCCTTATGTCCAAATGCTTTATACACCTGAAGAATTAAAGCAACTAAGAACTGCTACGTTAGGAAAGATTCAGAATGCTTATGCTACTAAGTTCGTAGAAAACTTACCTGAAGATCTAACAGATGCTCAAGCACAACTACATTTTATGGTCGGTGAAAATTCACCTTTAAACATGATTGATGCTACTCAACGGTTAAAGTTACTTAATTACGGTGAAAGACTCATTGAAGCTGAACAAACAAAAAGAGAACGTGATTTTAATAAACAACAACTAGAAGCAGAAAGAAAGCTCCAAGACTTCCAAGAAACCAATTGGTATCAGTCAAAGATGGGAATCAGGAGTAATCAAGTCAGTGAAAAAGATCTGTTGATATTAAGACAGAAGAACGCGATTACAGAACGTCAGCATCTTGATCTATTGAACGATTTAGACGGTTTACATAAGAACATAACTAAAGAAGATTTAACTTTTAATACTGTTCAAACAAAAATAGAACTAGGGATAAAAGTCGGAAAACAGTCAGATGTAGATGCTTGGTATAAAGGATTACAGAAAACTGCAGATCAGATTCCGCAAGAAAACAAAGAACAATACATGATTGATCAGTTCTCTAAAGTCGGCAAAATCCCCACTGACTATAAAGATCTTACTATCGGTATGCTGAATTCAGATAAGCCGGAAATTGTACAAGTCGCTGTTCAAAGACTAAGGACTATACAACAGCAAGATCCTAGATTGATGGCAAGCTTTTCAGACCGTGAACGAATCGTAGCAGAGCAAGCAAATACTGGTGTCAGTACTGAACGATTCATGAAAAAGCGGGATGTTATGAACAACTTATCGGAAGCAGAACTTACAGTCCGTAAAGAAAAATACAACGATTTAGTAAAGAAAGAAGATGGTGTATCACGTCTAGATACTATGTTCGATGAGTACGTCAGTGATAACTACGAAGATTATGAAGATACTCCTTGGTACAAATTCTGGACCGACTCTGAACCACAGGTACCAGATAAAGTCCGTGGCGACTACAGAGAATCATTTAAAAGATATTACTTGTTAGAACCCGATGAAAAGATAGCTCATAAACTAGCACAGCAGGATTTAAAGCAGAAGGTAGGCAGATCTACTGTCGGTGGAATAGCAAAGATCATGTATAACTCACCAGAGCTAGTTTACGGTGCTAAACCAGAAGTTCTAGAAAAGCAAATCAGATCAGATCTTAAGCCGCACGGACTTAATGATGACGATAACTTTAATCCGCATTTTGGTGGTTATACAAAGCAAGGTATTCCTTTCTTTACGTTTACTAAACCAGATCAAGTAACAGGTTTGCCAGAGCTAATCCGTGGCGAAGATAATTTACCTGTAAAGTTTGTTTATGATCCTGAAAAAACAGAAGAATATCAAAAAGTAGTAACAGAATACGGAGAAAAGATAAATAAATACAGAAATGAAAGAGATCAATTTAGACAAGCAGATCAAGCAATACTAAGTCCCTAAGGGACCATAAGTCCCTAAGGGACCATAAGTCCCTAAGGGACCATAAGTCCCTAAGGAAACGATAGGATACCGATAATGCCAATTATTAATGACGATGAAGTCAGTACATATTACGACCCTGTACAGCACAAGCAATTAAAAAAGCAAGAAATAGAACAGTCACCAGATATTTTAGATACCTTTGCTAGTTCCTTTAAGAAATGGAACTCAATCAGTAGTGCTTATGATTCTATTACGAATGGTTACGATGGTGATAAAAACTGGGATAATCAGTTTGACCCATTTGATCCTGATTATCTTAAAGGATACGAGCAGTACTCAGACCAGTTTATTCAAGCAGAAAACAAATCTGTAGCAGATCATATTAAACGTCAGATAGACCGTGAAAAATATAATGACGAGATAAGAGCAAAGTCCGGAGGCTGGGGAATAACAGCAGACATAGTTGCTAATATAGCAGACCCTATTACTTTAGCTGGTACTTTGCTTGCTCCAGAGATAACAGTACCCGGTAAATTCTTGGCGTCGGCTGGGAAGATGGCGGCCTTTGGTGCTGCCGATCAGGTAACAAGAGAGTTCGCATTACATCAGACACAAAAGACAAGAACCTTAGACGAAAGCATAACTAATACGGTCGGTGCTACAGTATTAAGTGGTTTATTAGGCGGTGCAGTCGGTAGTCTTACTAAACAACAATTCAATCAATTAGCAAATCAGACAGGACAAAACATAACACAGCCTTCTGTCCCTGCTGTCCCACCTGTTCATCAATCAGCAGGTGCCCAAGCTGTAAAGACAACAACATTAGAACAAGAGCAATTACTAAGTGCTGGTAAAGGTGCTGAGAAAATAGCGTTTACTCCTACGATGAGGCTTGCTAATTCACCATCAAAGCAAGCCCGTATAGCCGGACAAGAACTAGCAACGGATGCTTTATACAGAAACAAAAACGTAGAAGGTATCAGTACTCCGCATTCTGCTGAAATCGAACTTCAACGCTTAGATACTATGCGTGTAGATATAAGGGTTTCGTTCAAAGATAATTTCAAGGCATTAAAGAAAGGAACTATTCATGGAGATGACTTAGCAGACGAGCTTGAAAAGGCTGGCTTAAGTATAGAAAGACAGAAAGTTGTACAAAATCCAAACAAATATATCAATAACGAAAGCTTTAATAAACTTGTTGCTAATGCATTAAGGAATGGTGATAGGTCTGCTATACCGCAGGTTCAAGCTGTTGCTCAAACAGCTCGTTCTATTTTCAACAATATGATTAAGCAAGCCGTAAACGCCAGACTTATATCCCCTGAAGATTTAAAGGTAGCAACATCAGAAACATATCTCACAAGAGTATGGAATACAAATAAAGTAATGACTAACCGTACTTTGCTTAAAGGCAAACTAGAATCATGGGTTGTAAGAACACAACCAGAATTAGCAGATGAAGCGCAGAATATAGCAGACGCAGCTATCAACAGTATTCTTGGGAATAAAACCGGCATCAATCTTAGTTCTTATACAGATATTGTTGCTAAAGCCGGTCCTTTAAAGGCCCGTACTTTACTAATTCCAGACGACGAGATCAAAGAATTCTTAGAGCACGATATTATTTCCATAATAGACAGATATATTCATTCAGTAGGCAGTGAATCAATACTTGCAAGAAGATTCGGTTCTAAAGACTTGGTAAATATAATCGAGGATATCAAATCAGAATACGATGACCTAATTAATGCTGCTGGCGGCAACTCAACAAAATTAGAAAATTTAAGAACAAGAGATATTGACGACGTTACTTTTTTAAGAGACAAGTTTCTTGGGACGGCAGATATTCCAGAACAACGCCATATGTTCTGGGCCAGACCTCTTAAAAGCATTCGTCAATATAATGTTATTGATAGATTGGGAGCAATGACAATTAGTAGTGCATCAGACATATTCCGTCCCGTCATGGTTCATGGATTTAAAAGATTCGGTAAAAGTTTAGCGACGCTGTTGACTGACAAAAGTCTACAAAAAATGAGCACCGAAGAAATGAATAAGCTAGGTGTAGGTCTGGATCTTGTTCTTAATAGTCGTATGAATGCTATTGCATCAATTGGCGATGATTTTGGCCGCAATACTAAATTAGAACGAGGTTTAGATGAAGGATCGAGGTTATTCAGCAGATTAACGTTGATGCAGCACTGGAATACAAGCTGGAAAGATTTAAGTGGAATCATGACTGTAGATCGTATCTTAGAACATGCTCCAAAATGGAGTTCATTAGCCAAAAAAGATAAAGCTTTCTTAGCCAAAATCGGTATTGATGAACAAATGGCAGAAAGAATTACGCAGCAATACGCCCAGCACGGCGGCGAAATAAAAGGACTAAAAATTGCTAACTTAGATAAATGGACAGACTTAGATGCAAAATATAATTTTGAATTATCTATTATCAAGACTACAGAGTTTACGATTAATACCCCGAAAAACGGTACTTTGCCTAAGATCATGAATAACCAAATAGGTAAAACAATTATGCAGTTCAAGTCGTTTCTTTTTGCGAGTCATGAACAGACTATAATAGCCGGATTACAAATGGCCGATAGTAACTTCTATCTTGGTATGTTAGGCATGGTAGCTATGGGCGGTTTAGTTAGCCAAATAAAAGCTATTCTTGCAGGCAGAGAGCCAACAAGAGATCCGGGTCAGATCTTATATGATGCGATAGATCAGTCAGGTGTTTTAAGTATTCCTATGGAAATCAATAATACTTTAACAGGTGTAGGTATGAAGTCTCCTATTAATGGATTACTAGGCATTGAGTCTGGTAGCAGATACAGAGATAGAACTTTTGGCGACATATTAGGCGGACCATCTGGTGGTACTGTGCAAACTGGTCTGGAACTTCTTAAGAAAGGAACAGAAGAAATAGCCGGTACTAAAAACGGCGGCTTTAAAAAGAAAGACTGGAAGAAAGTACATAGCCTTTTACCCGGTAATAACTTATACGGTTTAAGACCGTATCAAATGATATTTGATACAAGAGAATACTTTGATCGGGTCAATAAAGCTTTAGAAACAGAGTTCGGTAAATAATTTGGTAAATAATTTGGTAAATAACTTAAATACCATTTACCAAGATCAGTAAATAGTCGAGGTTCCTATAAATAACAATAACATTTATAGGAACCTCAGAGGTTCCTACAGGAGCCTCTATGACAAAAAAACAAACGTCAGACCTCGCTAAAACAAAACCTTCCGCTATATCCGTTCGACTAAGAAAGGCTGCTCTTTTCATGGCATCCGAAGCTGCATCTGTGGCTGAAGAAATGCAAAGACAGAAAAAATTAAATGTAAAGCAAACACTAAAGGAACGGACTGATCAGTTAAAGATCATCAAAGAATATAACGGCGTAACAAATCTGTTCAATACGATGGCTGACAAGTTCAAAACTATTGAGGTCAGAGACACCGATATTATAAATGATAAACAAGAAGGATCTGAAGCAGACGAATTCATTAAGATGGCAAGAAAGCAAGTTCAAAAGAACTTAGCAAAAATGAATTCTAATAACAATGATCTTGAACCAGAACCAGAACCCGATCTTGATGAACCAGAACCCGAAACAGAGCAAAGTTTATCGCCTGAAGAAATAACCAGAGAAGTAAGCAGAGTATTTAGTCATGAGTAAGTACGACGACATAGACTTTCTGACTTTCTTTATTATATGGGCAAACATACAAAAGTGGGAAGTACCTGAACTTCATTACAGAGTAATAGAGTTCTTAGAAAACTACGATGATTGGAAAAACAATACTGCTGTTTTACAGATCTTTCGTGGTGCTGCTAAGTCTACTATTTTGGCTTTGTTCATTGTTTACCGATTAGTAAAAGATCCTACAACAAGATTCCTTGTGTTGTCTGCTGACGGTGTTACTGCATCCAATATCTCACAAGATGCAGATATGATTGTTAGACTACATCCTTTAGCTAAACATTTAGCGTCAGTTTCGAATATATGGAGACGAGATACATTTTGGGTCGAAGGATCTAATGATGCTAAGAATGCTTCTATTAGAACCAAGGGCATTATATCTAATGTAACGGGTGGTCGTGCTGACTTTGCTATCTTCGATGACGTAGAAGTACCAAAGAACTGCGAGACAGACGGCTTAAGGCTTAAATTAAGAAAAGCTATCGGTGATACCGTTCATATCTTGGTACCCGGTGGTAAACGTCTTTTAATTGGTACACCACACGCTCACGATTCCATTTATCCAGAAATGATTGATGCTGGTGCTAGTTCGTTGACTATCCCGGTCATGAGTAATGTCGAAGGTGATTTCCCTTTCATGAAAGGTGATCCTGTTTGGCCGGAAAGATTCTCAGTAGAAGAAATACTAAAACGTCAAAAGGACTCAGTCAGTAAGGGTAACTTCTATTCTCAGTACTTGCTGATTCCATATAGTCCTGAAAATGAAATCTTTGATCTTACTTTGATCAAGGTCTACCGCAACGAAGCAAATATCTTACAAGCTAATAAATCGACTTTATTGACGATTGGTAACAGCAGGATGGTATCTGTCTCAGCTTTCTGGGACCCATCTTTATCAAAAGAAACATCAGATGATTCAATATTAGCTGTCGTGTTTACAGATGAGAACGGTATTTACTATATCCATAGCTGTACTGAACTTAAAGGTGATGCAGATCAGCAATGTAATAAGGTCAAAGAAATAGCACAAAAATACAGTCTGCCACGAGTAATAGTAGAAACCAATGGTGTTGGCGGATTTCTGCCGGGTCTGTTACGTAAGCATATGTCAGGAACAGGGACGGCAGTCTTAGGAAAACATACTACTCAGTCTAAAAAGGAAAAAATAATCCAAGCTTTTGAAGTCAGGTTAGCAGCAGGATATTTGAATGCTCATGAACAAGTCATGCAAGGTCCGTTTATGACTCAGTTAAGAGACTTTAATCCTAGAACAGTCGGCAGGGTAAAAGATGACTATATCGACTCTGTAGCTTCTGCAATCCTGAATGAACCTGTACGTATAGCAAAGGGATTCGCAGGAGAAAGACTTAACAACTGGTCAGGTATAAGTACACAACTTACTTATGATGAAGCACAAGTAGAGTGGTAATCTCTAAGACCTTAAGGTCAATGACCTTAAGGTCAAAGACCTTAAGGTCATTGACCTTAAGGTCAAAGACCTTCGAAAAGCAAGATCCTAATAAAGCAAGATCCTAATAAATATAACAATAAAGACCATACGATTATATGGTCAAAGGCCAAGGGACAATAAGATCCTTAGCGGAGGTATAAATGCCGGTCAGTAATCAGACTCCGGTTGATTCATATATTAGTAATGGATCAACAGTGGAGTACCCTTTTAATTTTAAAATCCTTGCTGAAGCAGACTTGAAGCTTTACTACGATGGTGTTGAACAACTATCAGGATTCAGCATAACAGGTGTCGGTGAGGATGAAGGCGGATCTGTTGTCCTAGACGTAAGTCCTGCTGATGAAGTAATAGTCCGAATCCAGCGTGAAGTAGAACTTAATCGAGAAACAGACTATGTAGAAGGCGGTCTGATCCCTACTCAAACACTTGACGATGACTTTGACCGCTTAGTCATGCTTAGTCAGGATATCAATACTGCTACCTTCAAAGAATCACCAGATGCAAAATGGAATGCACAAAATAAGATAATCAAGGATTTGAAAGATCCTGTAGATCCTCAAGATGCTGTTACCAAAACATACGTAGATGTTCAGATTGACCCTAAAGTCCTAGCAGCACAGCAAGCACAAACAGCAGCAGAACTAGCAGAGACTAATGCTTTAACATCTGAGACGAACGCAAGTTTATCAGAGACCAATGCTGCTAATTCGGCAGCCGCCGCTCTGGTTTCTGAAAGCAATGCTGCTAGTTCTGCTGCTGCTGCTTTAGTTTCAGAAACCAATGCTGCTTCAGCAACAACGTTTGAAAACTTAGATCTTAATGGTGACGTAGGTACTGCTAGTGATCAAGTAGCACAAGGTGATCATTTACACACAGGAGTTTACGAGCCAGTAGATGCTGATATTTTACGTGCAGACATAACGGCTAATTTAACAACAGGATTTACAACTGACACCCACAATTACGGTTCTGTTACTACATTGCAACCTGATTTAACTAAGCCATTCCTACAGTACGCAACAGTTACGGGCAACTTAACAATAAATGCACCAAGTCAAGAAGCAGGTGCTTGCTTAATCAGACTAGTAGTAGATGCGTCAGGACCATATGCTGTCAGTTTAGGTTCGAATTTATATCCGATTGGTTATATTCCAGATCTAGAAGCCAGTAAGACTTATGAATGTAAAATAGTAAAGCATTATTCACTCGTTGTATCTGTAGAGATCGTGGAGATTAAACTATGATCCCTATGGTATTTGGAGGTAGACAACGAGGACACCAGATCGAGCAGTCAGCCATCTTTGACAGTGCTGATAGTAGTTATCTGACAGCCCAAGCACATTCAGCTAGCAACACGAAAACGTGGTCGGTTAGTATGTGGGTCAAACTAACCGACTTATCTAATAATCAAACATTCATATCTGCTGGCTATGCACTTAATGAAAGAATCCAACTTGTTTACAACGCACCTACTAATAAACTACGGGTTTATTTTGCCAGTGCTGCAGCAGGATCTGCAGAGGCTGGCTTTGAAGCAGATATAGCACTTCGAGATACAGCAGATTGGTATCATATCGTATTTTATGCAGATTCTACTCAAGCTACTGCAAGTAATAGATGGGGAATAGATATAAATGGTGTACCTGCTTCCAAGACAGTAACAGCAGGTACAGGGTATCCTAACTTAAATGCGTCTTTGTTCATTAATAGTATACATTCTCACAGGATTGGTGTGTTCGCGTATGATACATCACAACTTAAATTTAACTCACTATTATCAGAAGTTATCTTAGTTGACGGTCAAGCTGACGTGGTCAAGGGTTTTGTTACACCCCAGTTAAGCCGCTTCCTTCCGCTCCATTAAATTGCCGTTCATAATCATTGGGACTCATGTAATTCAGATATGAGTGCAGACGGCGACTGTT